TTCTTATGACAATTCCTAACTTTGCTAACTTACGGCAAGCGAGTTCCACAAAAGCGTCTTGGTTATATTCCAACGTATCATCAAATATATACGTTGCTACCCATTCGGCAAATTGCCTCGTCTGTTGCTCTTGCTTTTGCAATTCCATTACATAATCAAACAGTTCATTCATTTCATGTTCACTTTCACAATCATTAAGATAGTCCGTATTCAACTGCATTATTTCTTCTCTTGTCATTCTTCTTTACTCTTTCTATTTTACTCTTTCTATTTATAAAATGTTTACAATAATGTCTATCCCGGTTTTGAATCGCCACCCAGATACTTTCGGGCAGTTTGACTACTAACTCTATTTCTGCCATATTTATTCCTCACTTTCTGCCTGTTCTTCATCTTCTATATCGTCCTCACAATCAGAAGTCATATTGTTAAAACATCCTCGTAATATATTATAAAATCCATCTGATAGAGCGTTGCTCTGTCTTAACTCATTAGCTGTACATTCTATCTCTGTTACTGTTGTTTTAATTTTCATTCACTCGCCCTCACTTTCTACCCATTCAAATTGTTTGCATCTGTTCCAATAGTTTCTCTGTTTATCGTAATGCTCGGATTTAAGATTCTTGCAATAAAAGTGTTTATCCTTTCCGTAATAACTCCATTCGCACTAAAATTTACAATGTGCACAATAGATGTTTGATTTTTTGTTTTATCTATTGGTCATTTATTCATTCCTTATCCTCACTTTCCTGTAGCTCTGTGTACTTCTTTTCAATTCGTTCAAGATTATCCGCAAACTCATTTAAAGCTTGTGTAACTTCCCTTGATTCGGCAATAATATTTTTCAGATTCATTTCTGCTGTGATTTCATACGTTGCCATTATTCTCCCCCTCTGTACTTGTCGATAATCTGCAATACATCGTGTAATGTTATGGCTGGCTCATTTTCTCGTCCCACTGTTATGCAACATTTATGTTCAATCTCCTCCCTAACCGGCGACAGTGTTCCGTATAAAGTTTTTCTTGTCATGTCTATTCTTCCCCTTCCACCTTAACAATCACATTCTGTCCTGTTAATTCTTTATAAAGTTGTTCAGCCCTCTCGCCTGTAAACATCTTTAGAACAGAGATAGAAAATAGATTACTTTCTGCAACACACAATACTGGTGTATCTTCATTTGACTTGTCATAAGTTATTGTTAATGTTCTCGTCATTTGTTACTTCCTCGCTTTCTTTATATGGCTTTGGTAAAGGCATCCACGCGGTTACAGTTGCAAGTTCAACCCAATAGTCTGCACCAGATTCATAAGCCCATTCCCATCCGTTTTCTTTTGTGTATCTTGTCTCGGGATAAACACCATAACTTGTGGATGCTATCACGGTCTTGTTTTCTTCCGGTAGTCTTTCAGTTATTGGTATCCAGTTATTAGGAATCAATTCTCCATCTAAATACTTTTTTATTATTTTTCGTACATCTACATTATCTAAAAAGTGATCACAATTATCACAAGGACACTTCCCTAATTGTGTATATCTCGTACAACATGGAATACGTGCTCCCATATCTTGATATTCTGTATAAAAATAACAATTTTCTTTTAACATCTTTTAACATTTATCTCTCACTTTCTTTGTATGGCTCTGGCAAAGGCATCCATGCTTTAACTTTTCCATTAAACCAATATTCCTCCGCATTGTAAACTGTTAAAATAATTTTTAATTCATCATAATCACTATCCGTACTTGCTAACACAATATCATTAAACTCCGGCAATCTCACATTAACCGGTATCCAGCCGCCATTAGGTAATTCACTTTCTGCTGCCCATACAAACGGATTTTTAATACCATTTATCCAACATAATATTTTGAGAATTATTGTGTTCATTCTTTATCCTTCCAATGCTCACATACTGATGCATCACAACCTCTACGCTTAAATTTCTCGCAAAGATAATTACAATATCGTATATCACTGTAATTAGAAGCTGTTTTAAATCTCTTAAGATACTTACAATGATGTTTTCTACAATTTTCTTGCATCTTTTGAGCTTCTTTATTTATTCTAATCTGCCTTTGTGCTTCTGTTTCTCTTGGTTTTTCATTTATAGATATCATATTAACATCCACAATTATAAGTAGCTACATAAGGATCATGAATATCTTTCTCGCAACAGTTAATATATTCTCTAACGAGATAATCCTCAATAGCTTCCTTAGGCTCCTTTCCATGTTTTACACAATACTTATCGACATATTCTCTAACTTTCTCATTATCGTGATAAGCCTGAATATAATGATTATTCATTCTTTTACCTCCGCATCATATGGTATAACAAACTCTCCACTTGGTAATCTATAACCAGTTAACTTATCAGAATATATAAGCTCCATTAATTCGAAATAAAGTTTGTCGAATTTATCACAAGCTTCCGGCATTGTCATGAAATATTGAGAATTAAAAAATAAATCACTAAGTGTCATATCTGGATTTAGATTATTCTTAGGATCTAATACCATATCAAGAATATTTCTAACTGTTATGTTGTATTTTTTGATTTCTCCGTTTATCATTAATCCTCCTATCAGAACCCCTTAAATATCCTATAACATAAAATACTATAAATACCATTATAACTCCTGCTACAGAAGCAAAAATACCAAGTTCCATTTTATTCAGCTTCCTCCCAACGTACTGGTTTATGACTATTTTCATTACTAGGTTCATTTAAACATTCATTGCAAGGATCTTCATATTCTGGTGTCTTATAATGCTTACATGTCTCACAATATACATGAAAAAATACTTCTTTTTGTTTATTTTCCATCGTCCGTATCCTCCGTCATACTATTGGCTATAATTGCTAAGCTCTTAGAAATATCCATTAATACGTTTATCTGTGCTATCCTGATCTGTATATTAATCTTTTCGGGGCTTCCAGTAAATGTCAGTTTACTCCATTGATCAAACATTTCTTTATTTTCTTCTATTCTTGACATTTTCCTTTTCCTCTTTCTTATAAATAAGATGTTCTATGATTTTAACATTACTATTAGGTACTTCTTTTCTACGTGTCTGAATATGATAACCAAGACCTTTTAACTCATCATCTGTTGAACACATTAACCTTCCAATTTCTATGATATTACAACCTTGCATGAGTATTCCTCCTTTAAATCATACCTACAACTATAAGGATGATAATGTTTGAAATAATCTATCTTAGACTCATTTTTAAATTCTAGTTTACTATTAGATATTGTAGAAAATACTATATCTTGATCTCTTCTACGTTCTTTATCTGTTCTTGGTCTATTCATCCTTTAGCCTCCAAAAATTGGACGAATACCTTTCCTTGACATCCATCCTCGTATATCCTATCCATTAACAATTGGCAATTATCCATATCGCTACACCAAATATCAATGACATTATCATTAGTAATACCTTTTGTGTTACCGGTATCTTCGATCTCATAGATTCCTATCACCTCACCAACCTTATTACCAGGAAGTCTTTGATAGATTATTGCTGTTTGACCAATATGTTTCTTATTAGCTGCAGCAACACCTTCTCTAACATAAGTACCAGAGTAAGTTATATCAGATAGACCTATATATGCTGTTGCATGCATCTTTTGAAGATAAGGTCTTTCTTCATATTCTATTACTTCAGCGTACGTATACATCTTAGGAAATATAATCAGAACTAACAAAATAGCTAAGAATCTTTTCATCTGAATCCCTCCGCTATCTTTACCATATTGTCTATAGATGTCTGAAGTTTATCCATTCTTCTTCTAAGAGCGTCAAACGCAACATCTGGATATCTACAAGCTAATATATCTAATATAATAGATGCTTCCTTCTCATCTACAGAATATGCCATATCTCTAAGCGAATCATAATGTAACTTATTCGGATCTGCATCTGCTTTAATAATAGAAGACTCTGTGATCTGCTTTAATTCTGAAATATCATACTCTCTGATGGGCTGTCCATTATATTCTACCGTTCTACTATCATTGCATTCGTATTCTACCGTTCTACTCATTTTTAACATCCTCCTTCTTGATAAAACCTAACTGTTCTCCTACTGCTACAGTTAATATTGCTGCTTCATGCTCATCTTCAGTTATTACTTTGTTAATGTTCTTGAGATCTAAAATCTCTCCACCTTCAAATATAATTCTCATAAGTCAATACCATAGTCCCATAACGTCATTTGATGATAATGTTGAGCTTTTTCATATCTCTGTTTTACACCTTTACGACGTTTATCGAACTTTCCTTTCTCTTTCATCTTTAAATATATTGCTACTACTTGTCTTGTTGGCATGTTTTTACAACGTATTATCCAGCTTGATGCATCAGGACCATATACTTGTGAAATATCATGCCTCATTTTTTCTATATCTGGATTAGAAGCCATATTATTTCTCCTTAATATCCTCTTTCTTGATAACTCTAATAATAATCATCAGCATCTATTAGTAATCCAAACCAAGGTTTTGGTAAATGATTGGCTATTTTTTGTAATCTTAATGCATCTTTAGGCATCATTGTTATAGCTATACACCAATAACTTTTAATTTGACCATTCTTACAAAATATATCGTCTATAAGACTACTATAATCAATATCATACCAATTTGTATTATCTAATATTTGCTTTATATAATAAGCTGGCATATACTCATCTGACATGAAAATATAATCGTGAAATAACGATTCTTTTTTGTCGTTTTCTGTAGGAGGTGGACTATAATTAATATATCGCATATCTATCCCTCCATAATTTCTTAGATCTTTCTTGGTACCTGTCTAAATTTATAAAATATGATCTATCTAATTTGCAATACCTCCTATAAATGTATTCTACTATAATTCTTGTTTTAGGATTACACCAAAATTTTACATATGATGATCCTATATAACTAGGAACTATTTCTTCATTGTAAGAAACACATTCTATGTCTAATATCTTACAAAAATTCATAGCTGACAATTGATCCGGTGTTTCAAATTCGTACGTCTTAGTTTTAGGATCAATATGCATAATTTAATCTCCTTTCCAAAGCTCAGAGGACCTGTAAAAAGATCCTCTTTACTTTTTTGTAGAATATAATTAGGAATAAGACTACTTCCTAAATAGATTCTTAATAGCCGTTATTGATCTGAGATCTATTATCCTTGACTCCTGAAGAATCATATACAGGATGAACATAACAACCGATACTATAGCCGGGATCAATTGATTAATGTCGACTATTTCCAATTTCTTAGCCGAATCACTCAACTGACTAATAGCTTTAGCATTAGTTAGATATTGTTCAGACCCTGGTTCCAACTTCTCGGATTCAATCTTTAGTCTTTGAATCTCATTCAAAACCGTCTTTCTAACCTTTAATACCATAATCGTTACCTCCTTTACTTTATCCTACATTATAAGGGTTGTAAAAAATGCAGAAGAACAAAGAGGAACTGTGAAAGCTTCCTCTTTGTCGATATTAAGCATATTTAGCTAATATCAGTCCTAACGATACAGCAAATAATATTCCCAAATCTCCAAATAAGATTACAAAGAATACTAAGCTGAAACACGTTACAAACCAACAAACTAATTTTTTTCTTAATAAACGTTTTCGCTTGTTCATTAGTTCCTCCTTATTCCTCTACATTATTTTCTCCTTTCTTTCCTTTTACGATAATCTTGATCAAAGTGAATATTACCCACCAGTAAAAACAAAAGCAATACAGTAAATGTCCAAAGAAAAATGGATGATCATTTTGTAAAATTTTAAGATCATCTAATAAATCCTCGAAACAATCTTTTATTTTGTTTTTCAAGTTCTTTAATTTCTCTTTCATCTTGTTACCTCCTTATAATGAGAAAATATAATAGTTTCATTATAAGAGTTGTAAAAAATACAAAAACCCAAAGGGCCTGTAAAAGCGCCCCGGGTATATATCCTAATTACAAACCTAATTCCGGATATAAGTCAGTCAAAAGAGACTCATCAATTCTAGTTCCGTTTAACGTATATACCTCAATACTATCTTCTTCTACACAATCGTAGTAAGCAGTAAGTAAGATATTATCGTAACCGTACATAATTATTGATATGTCTATTTTGTAGACTCCACCGCCTAAGTATGTATCAGTAATATCATACCTGAAATTCTTTTCAAACCCTTCTGGATTTTTTGCTATAACCTCCTCTTTGATAGCTTCATCAAGTTCCTTCAAAAGTTCATCTTTTGCTTCCGAATACCGTGATTCGTCTGATGTTGCTTCAGCTGCTCTAACATATGTCTTTGTGTCGGTCTCAGCACTCTTAAATAGTGCCTTTCCAATCATCCAGATCACTGCTATTCCGCCTACTATAACAAGCAGATCAAATACTATATTCTTTCCCATATTGATTCCTTTTCTAAAGTTCTTCATAACGTTACCTCCTATAAGTAAAGTTAATAGTTTCATTATAGGAGTTGTAAAATTTATAAAAGACTTGATCGGTTGTAAAAGCCGATCTTGTCTTTATTATTAAGTTGTTAATTAATCAACCATCTTGTCAATTTCGTCATAAACTACTTCAACGAATTCACAAAAGTCTTCCTGAGCCTCATTACCTTCGATAACTTCGTTTAAAGTGGTTGCATGTGCAACTGATCCAATAAACCAAGCACCTACTATAATAATAACTGCTGCAATAAATCCTAAAATAAATCCCTTCATAATTTTGTCTCCTTTTCAATTTTAATGGTTGAAGATATAACATCTTCCATTATAGGAGTTGTAAAATTTAAAGGAAAAAAGGAGAAGAGTTGTAGAAACCTCTTCCCCATAAGATCTAGAAGAAACTTACAGTTCCATCTTTATGCCAAAAAGTCTCAATAGCCTCTTTGTCAAATAACCTTCTTATCCTCCATTTGATCTTATGATACAACCATTTCATATCACTTATCTCCTTTCTTCTTTTTACCAAAAAGTCTCTTAAGGAATATACAATCAATCAATATTCCAATTACAAGAATTCCTATTATAGGCCATAATATGGTGCCTACAACACCAATAACAAATACAGCCACAAATATAACTCCAAGTAATAATAATGTTATCATATTGTTGTCCTCCTTTCTATTATAGTCGTTGTAAAAATTAGGAGGCCTTGTAAAAGCACCTCCCGTTTTTCAGAAATCATCCTATTTTTCCAGGTCTCTGATAAGTTTTTCCAAATCTGCCAATCTTTGATTAATCTGATCGAGTTGCTTAGCCTGAAGCTCAGCATATTCACAAGCCTGATTCATAAGATTCTGTGAATCCCTTAACATAAGAGTCGTATCATCGTCCAAATCAGATGCCTCTCCTATACATAATCCAAGAGTCTTACTCATAAGCTTTTTACATGCTTTCATCACATCTCTGCACTTGTCCTCAAGTTTAATCGTGTCCTTTGCGAAACCTATCATTTTTGTTACCTCCTTTATAAAATGGTTAATAGTTTCATTATAAGAGTTGTAAAAAATATAATGCAAAAAGAAAGGAGAGTTGTTAGCTCTCCTCTAAATATTCAAGATACTCCTGTTCAGTAGCAAATAGAATATATCTATCTTCTACCCAACCATAATATCCAGAATATGTTAGATATCCTTTCATTTATTCTCCTCTCTCATTTTTATAACTTCATACTGTAATTCATAAGTCGACATGACATATTCACCAAGAGGCTTTAAGATTTTATAAAGTTCTAATAAATGCTTCTCTTCATCTCCCGATAAGTTTGGATAACCATCACGAGTAATACAATTAGCAAGTAAATCCTCCTTTAATAAATCCATAAGCTCTGTTGTTTTCACATCAACTTTTCTTTCAAATGTCATAAAAGTCACCTCCTTCTATTTTAGGAGTTGTAAAAAATACGAAAAAAAAGAGGAGCTGTAAAAGCACCTCCTTTCATACTACTTAACTTTCTTATTAAGTTGCTGGTACCCATAAATAACCGTAGCGTCATCAGCTAAAGTCTTAAAATCTTTCCAGAAATTATCCTCATAATCCGAATCAAGAACATAGTTATCATCAATTTGATTAACTATTTTCTTGAGAATTTTTATTGATAATTTAACAGTTTCCTTAAAATCCTTACCTGTTGTGCTACATGTTGTTGTAGTTTCCATAGTCACCTCCTTTGAAAATATAACAATAGTTTCATTAAAGGAGTTGTAAAAAATACGAAAAAAGAAAGAGCCCTTGTTAGGACTCTAACTTTTTAAAACTTTAATTCAACTCATTCCATAAAATTTCACAATCTCCTGTTGTCCATTCTTCAACTTCGTATGCTGTTCCATAAGGACTCATCTTCATAAATGTTAATATATAATCCACTTCTTCATCGTTATAATATCCTCTAAACACTACGTAAGGATTATTATTATCATCCTCATCGTATGCTCGAATCAATCTATCGATGCCTCTTTCAAGATCATTTATCAACATCTCTAAATCCTCATCCTCTTTCTTAATAATGATACTAATGTCTCTTAATTTCAACATAATCGTTACCTCCTATAAAATATTAAATTTTAAGTCTCCTATTATAGGAGTTGTAAAAAATACGAAGCAAAAACAAAGAAGCCTTGTAAATATTACTACAAGACCTCCTTGTCATAAACTAACTTAAGAATCTAGATAAAATATCCAGATTATGTCTTTTACTACCAAAGACAATAAATAACACTTCAGATATTTTATTATTTTGATAAGTTATGCATGTAGTGTATTTAGCTCGCATCTCATCAAGAGCTATTTTCACATGTAATGCCTGTGACCTATCATTAGTTTTTATTTTGCTCACGTTACTTGTTGTTCCTTTAATAGATATGTCTAACATAATCGTCTCCTTCCTAGACAAATATAATAGTTTCATTATAAGAGTTGTAAGGATTACGATCTTTTCTTCGTCCGTAAGCGTTTTAATATATCGTCAACATTTAGTTTAGAAGTGTTTTTCTTAATCTGTTTTCTTTCAAGATACTTAGTATACTCAGGATTGATCTGAGTCTTATAAACTACTTTTTCTTCTTTATCTTTGGTTGTGGTTTTCTTTTCGGCAGTTTCTTTTTTAGCTGAAGAAGAAGTTTTACTACCACTTGAAGAACTACCAGAAGATTTAGATTTACTAGATGAGCTACTACTACGTCCATTAGTCAGTTTAACTCTTGCTAGTCTTTTCTGATATTCATCATCGCTCCATCCAGCTAAAGTAGCATAAGCTGACGATCCTGTAGCTTTTGCCATGGCTGCATTATGTTTATGCCACTTCATACCTTTAACACCATAGTGACAAATATAATCATTGTAGAAATCTGGTGTTGGTGTATAATCATTCATTTGAATATTCCTTTCTTTCCCTTTCGGGAGGGGTAAACAAGACTTCTCCAACATGCTTACCCCTGAAACATATGAATAAAGGAGAAATAAGATGTAAGCAAATTTAAACCTTAGTTATTGTCACCTGTCTTCCAAATAAGCTCGGATTGGACGTACGTATATCCAAGAAAGCAACGAATTCACTATCTGGATCGTACGTACCAGTTCTGACAACACCTTGTGGATCGTGAAATGTAGTTCCCTTTAATACTGAAGCTGCATTAACAGTATCTCCAGATAAATCAATTTTTACTGAATTTCCAAGTATAACTTTATTAACTGCCATAATTCTCGATTCCTCGAAATTTTAACGCCATGCGTCTTTATTTTACCCTATAGTAAGTGTTGTTCCTCCTCCAGGAGTATCTGTCTCAGTATATGGTATAGCTGCTACATTAACCTGAGCTAAGTAATCATAACCCGCATCAGGTAATATCTGTTGTGCTGACATAGTAGGTGTTACAGACTTAGTCTGTGCAGATATAGCTTCACCTGAATATGTTCCTGTTACACCTAATATCTCAACACCGGCCTTAATGTTACTATCTACAATCTTAGCCTGCTCTGTACTATCAATGCTTACCGAGCCAGAGCCATCATGATAACCCTGAGGTATTGTGTAAGTTCCAGCTTTTGTAGCAATTGTTCCGGTAACTGCTCCTCTATTGGGCATATTACCTGTTATAAGCGTCCCTCTAGCGTGAGCAGTCTTTCCGGTTAATATCTCGGATGCCTGTACTGTATCTTCTGATGTATCAGAGTCAAATGTACAAGTTCCTTCACCTATCTCGCCCTCATGATCATGGAAAGTATATCCAGCTAATACCTTAGAAGCTTCGATTGTATCATTTGATAAATCTATCTTGGTTTCTCCACCAAGTATTACTTTATTAACAGCCATGATTTATTCCTCTCCTATAATAAGTGTTATTCCACCAGTTGGTCCAGAGACTTCGTACGTAGGCGTCTTTAACACTGTTAAATTATCAGTCATTCGTTTGTTGAGAGTGTCGAGAACATGGTCTTCTTTAACCGATGGAACAACCTGGTAAGGCCCATCATAAGGCCTTAAACCAGATCCACCAGAAGAAATATCTCCTGATAATGTCCCTTCAATCTCGACTATCCCACTTAAACCTCCAGAATTAATCTCGACTGTACCGCTTAATTCCGGAGATATAATAAGTAGTTCTCCAGTCATAACTTAATCGACCTCCTCTGTTAATACGAGAGAAGCTTTCGTTATGAATGTATCAATATCCCCATTCACTCTAGTTATCTGCATATCCCACACATAAGACCCGAAAGGTAAATTCTTAGTATCTTCGGAAGATATAATAAGTTCCATAGTCTCAATAGGTACGTCGATAACTAATAGAGGTTCTGCATCGGAATAGTCTTTCTTCATTGCGAAGCGTATAGTCTCTCCCTCTACAGGATAATATGGATTACCTTCTGAATCATGCATTACTATATTAGCATGGAAGGTATCACCTCTCGTAAGATTTATTGTGGTCTTTTTTACAGAATAACTCATATTTGGTTTCTCCTTACAGAATCACCCGCCATGTTACGCATTGTTAAGAGGCTTGGCGGGTTTATTAATATTACTCCTCAGTAGGAAGGTATTCAGGATCGTCAATAAGATATTCAAGCTCAAGATCTATAAGGATCTCTGCTACCTGCTTCTTAAGAAGCTTAGGAACTGATGAGAATGTCCTTCTACCCTTGATTATAAGCGATACATATACCATTGCCATAGTTATTTCCTCCTTAATGTAGAAATATAATGTTATACCGCAAGCTGCGGCAGTTGCTAATGCTGTTATTATTACTTTAGTCATTTGTTACTTCCTCTTCGTTAATGGGTTTCTTAACTACTGTACCATCTTCGTTGATCATGTAGCCATCAGATATAATTATTGCTTCTACCTGATCTCTTAAGTTAGCAGGTACTGAGAAGAAGTTACGTACTCCCTTTTCACAAAGGTTAGCATATACTCTTGCCATGATTTACCTCCTTTATTTTTCCGGAGGAACTATTATCTCATAAACCTCAGCCAGAGCTTCCTCCAGCTGAGTTATGGATGTAGTAGTTTCCTCGTATGTCTCTGCAAGTCCTTCCTGGGTTTCAACAATATCCTTGCCATTCGTCTGAATATCAGAGGTATTACTGTCGACCTGAGGAACTTTGTTATAAGCAGTGTCTGACTTATTGGTAACAGGCACTGTGTTTTTAGACATCTGAAGAACAGCTCGTTCGAGATTCTTCAGACGCTTCTCTAAGTCTGTTATAGATGTCATGTATTACCTCCTTTTATTCAAACCATAGTGCATCAATGTATATCTCAGAAATATTATTTCGACTTACATTAGAAATTGCCCTATCTACTATTCTGATATAATACGAACCATTATGAGTAGAATTGCAAGTTATAAGTTGTTTATTTATGTTTTGGTCTGAATTATTATCTGTGGCTTGGTCAACCATAGAGGGGTCGGTTTTATAAGTTACAGTTGTATTATCTGACGAACCAATAATTATACTTGTATAACCCCAATAAGTCGTACTCTCAAAGTTATAAATAGCCTTTATTTTAGTATTAGCCGTAACAGTCTGTTTTGCTATTGTATATATTCCACACGTATTGTAATATCCAGCATACATTTTTATATTATTAGTATTTTTGGTTATTTCTGCATCATTTGCCTCGGAATTTATTGCAGTTCCTATACTTGCTTTTTCGTATCCATACCAGAATAAAGCCCCATTAGGCATGAGGTATACTTCTGAAAGATCTTCTGAGAAATGGATGACCTTAGAGTAATCCTCGGAAAGATTGTTAGGATTCTTAGCTACTGTGGAATATAATGTCTTCCAGCCTTCCTCTGGTAAGTTTGACTTATCTACATAGGCTTTACCGTTAGCGTCGGTAGTTGCTAATATAACTGGTGAACCATTCTCCATATAGTAAATGGTATCATTAGCTGCTGAGTGGAAGACTACGCCTTCTTTTTTGGAGTAGAACTGGAGTGTATAAATTGTAATAAGTCCAGTACCAGTATTAGATAACCTATAATACTTATATGTTTTTGTACTATTAATTGCAATATTTGTAGTGGCGGATGCACTAAAATTAATCGTTTGAATATTTTCAAAAGTATTGCCATCTGATGACCCTTGTAGTATACCAGTAAATGGAGTAGATGCATCGCGAATCAACTTTAATTTACTGATTTTAACATCAGATGCAAACATATAGCCTATCCAGATAGTATTTCCAGTATTACTTTGCCAAAAAGTACTATCGTTATTATCAAAAGCATGCCAATCAGGATGCGAACTCGATGCATGTCCTGATTCTGAAACTATTCCTGACGGTGTAGTATCAGAAGTCATAGTCGGTACGAGGGCCTGGTATTCTGTCTGGTCTGCTCTGCCGTAGAATTGCAACTTATTAAGAATGATATTTCCGCCACCGACTCTATAAGAATTAAAAATATACAATCTGTGCTTACTATATCTCTTATTATTGGTAAAACTATAATAGTTGTGACTAGGAGCGGAAGCACTTTGCACTGTATCAGAATAGATATCCTCCCAAGTGCCACTATCTGAATCATATCCTTGTATCTTAAAGTCTTTAACACCTGTTGCGTCTCCCACCCAAGGAACAATATCAACTTTATTAATACGCATTGGAAAAGTAGCTTCATAAGCAACCCAACCATTAGTTGTTGTCATAGCACTCCAACCTTGCGTAGATATAGAATTGCTACTAAATACACGATATGGCTCATAGCCACTCGTATAATCATTTGCCGTTACGATTCCACTCGGTGTAGTATTACTCGTCATAGTTGGCACTTTAACATTCAGTACACTCTCGAAGTACTCTGACTCTGCTATAGCTTCGCACCATGTGCTGTCTGATAATAAGGCATTGGCACAATAGTCGTATTTACCGATAAGTGACATTGCTTTAGCATCTGAAGGAACTGTTAATGCCCAGCCAGTACTTCTAGCCATGTAATCACAGGCATTAGTATCAGATATAAGGGCTACGAAGGTATCGGTGTCTGCCAGAACCTCTGCCATTGTGGTGTAAGCTTTATCTGTTATGCCAGCACATGCTAACCATATGGAAATATCATTTACAGGAGTTGCTGTCTTACCATCTGGCTTACCTAATGATACCTCGTATAAAGTTTCCTCTGTTATATCAACCTGTGCACTATAAGTATGTCCGCCAGAATCTGTAGCAGAAATAACATATGTTCCGGTTTCATGAGCCTTATATGATGCTCTACCAGTAGAATCAAAGTTAGTTGTTCCCACTGTGATTCCTCCTTTGGAAATAGTAATAGCGCGTCCGTACAAGTTCGGTAGACCTGTAGCAATAGATACTGTAGCAGTCCAAGCATTAAGCACAACATTATAAGTGGTTTCCTCAGTAACCTGAACAGAGCTTGAGAAATCCATACCTTCATAATTAACATTAAACGTGTATAAGCCTGGAGCCATAGCAATATAACTAGCACTACCCTCACTATCGAATGATATAGTAGTAAGAGTCGTACCATCCTTAGCTACGCTTATCTCTTTATTGTAAAACTCGCTAGAAGTAGTTGAGATATTAACTGTTGCTGCCCAGAAAGCAATATTAACACTATATCTTCCGAAATATGGAATATCGAGTGTTGACTCTGCAGTCTGTGTACCATCAGTTGATGATACAGTAACTGTACCAACATAAGGTATAGACTCAAACACTGCTACACCTGAATTGTTAAATGTTGCAGTTCTGCTTTCTGATCCCTGAGATATAGTAACTGTCCTACCATATAATGATGCGTTAATAGTAGATACCGTTACAACCGAACCCTTCTCTGCCGACAGAGCAAGAGCATCTATTTCAGCCTGTAAGTGACCAGCGGCATCCTCATCGAGCTGATCCTTCATATGCTGGAACCACGCATCGAATTCTGCGAGATCCTCGTCTCCCTCAGCCTTCATCTGGTCAAACCAAGTCTGATACTGAGTCATCTTAGTTGTCATCCAAGCAGTATACTGAGCCTGCATATCCGCTGACCATGTCTCATACTCGTGCTCGTTCGTATCCACCCAATTAGAGAAATGATCTCTGAACTCAGCTTCCCACTGCAGAATAAGATTCTCAATACTAACCTGCTGAAGTAAACCTGTCACAAAAGGTGTTTCATCAGTACCGATTACATTAGTTATGTCAGCCTGGAATATAGTAGACTGTCCAGCTCTTATGCTAACATATGCTAAAGCATACTGATTAACTTCTGCATTATGTGTTAATGTAGGTCTTACAGGATTGCTACTAGGAGTACCTTTAATAAACTTAATACTATTTGCTCTGACAGTTTCGTTGTTATTAACTTCCAAAACTACAGCATCAATTCTGTCAAGTACTACCTCAGCTTCCTCTGCCTCAATCGGATAGTCAGTATCATTAAGTGTCCAACTATGATTAAACCATGCTCTACCTGATCCTACATTAACATACAGACCATCTCCCGGTGCTTTTACAGTTAAGCTTTCGCCTATGGTAGAAAATATACCATCTCTTATTATTCCATCAAATATGGAACTCATCTGAATGGCATCATATAATCTATCATGATTTAAAGCATTATAAAATCCATATGTTACAGCCATTGTTAATTCTCCTCAATACTATCATCTATGTCCTGTATAGCTTCGAATGTCGGATATTGCTTTCGTCCATTAGCATCCTCATTATGTATGAATTCCACAACTCTTGCTGCTCCTTCAATACCATACTCATTTGCTATCTGGATAATATCACCCATAAAGAAGTCTTCATTGTAAACGAACATTCGTACAGCATCAACTTCTCCTTCAAAGTTAACAGTTCTTGAGTTTTCTATAAGGCCTTCTAGACCTCTCTGTTTAAGTGCTTCGTTATAGTCACTAACTTTCTCACTCTGAATGTCTCTAGCGTCCGTAAAAAGCTCTCGCCTCGTTAAACCGGTTCCTGAACCAACTATTAAAGTCTTCCTAGCTGATCCTTCATCTTCTCCAGCAACCAATGTAACGTTTTTCATCACTTCTGTGCTATCTACATAATTACTGTTAATAATATTTTCGTAATTCGGACTAAATACCACATAAGGATTATACTCCTGATCATAACTTCTATCAGTTCCCATGTAAAGTTTAAACACAAACTGATTCTGATTATTAAGAGTTATCTTATACCCTATATTATTAGTGACACAAGCCGAATTAACTATATCATATAAATTATCACCAGTGTATTGAGCTTCCAGAGTAAGTCCTGTAATTCTCTCATCTGTACTGTCTTCAAATATAAAGTTACTTATCTTTCTGTCTTCAATTGATGGATTAATTATAGCTGCTGTTATTAAGCTTTTCAATGCATCTTGAAGATTTCCGGATACAGATGTTTGATCCCAAATAATGCGTCTGTCAAGAATAGACTCAAGAGATCTACCAGTTATCCTTAGATGATTACCAGTTTCTGCATCTGAGTCAATTTCAAGACCTTCGATTATCATCATATGTTCTGATTGTAGAGTCATTAGATAGTAATCTTGTTTTACTTTTTGGAGCATACGTACATCAAAATTTGTATAAATCTCGAAATCGCCGAATGAATTGTATCTATCAGTCCAAATTATTGATTCATATGTATCTATGACATCTACTGTCTCGAAATTCTCATTAAGTATGAAAATATCCATAATTTTTACTACCCATTTTGAAAGGTTGTGAAGTATTATACACCTTCAAATGCTACTTGGTTAAGAATTCTGAACTGAAGATTTGCTGCTCCATATGTCGCCACATAAGTGAATATATTGTCTCCCTTAGTGATCTGAAACCAGTCCGCATTCTTATCCATGATATTCAGAATGTTGTATTCTCTACCACTTCTTAATAATGTAATGTATTTATTACCTTTGATGGTTGATATTGTGATCTCATCACCTGCTACTATACCAGAACCAGTAAGAGTTGCTAACTTATCAGTATCAAGTATCATCTTTTCTCTTGTTCCGGTGTTGTAGATAGTTATGTGCTCAGCTGTACCTATTGCGTGTATCTTTATGATAATACCAGTATCTGTATCACCATCATACCAGATTGAACGCTCTTTAAGATTCTCAATTGAGCCCATCTCAATATCCGGCAGGTAATATTTGTTAGAACCTAGATGTTTCCAAACCTGAGCTAATGGAAACCATACATACTCATCAAACCAACCATACTGTCCAGCTATAGGTACAAAGTAAGTTATAGATGAATCACCAGTCTCTGGTAATGTCTGTACTATAAGCTGTTTTTCTTTAGCTATGCCAGGTATTATTGTTACTTCCTGACCAACTGTGTTGTTTTCAAACTGGAACTCGAACTTAAAGTCAATACCATTGAAGACTGTTATATGAGTTCCTCCTTCTCCTGCTGAGTAAAACAGAGGATCTGGACAAATTATTGATATCTGAGTTGTTTCTTCCTTACTGAAAATATCAGGTTCGTTAGATTCTGTATAACCATAGATCTCCAGCTCTCTATTATCTGTAAATATAGTGAACTGAAGAGGTTTCTTTTTAGGAAAATACTTATATGTCTTTTGTCTTGCGTCTTCTATAGTGTCTGTTATACCGGGTACTTGCATGAAACCGAGAGTCATCACAATATTACGCTGCTCTGATCTTGCAGAGTTAAATATTGATCCATCATCGGTAGCAATATCTGTAGTATTAATATTTGCTCTACCCGGTCCCAATCCCTCTATAGATTTGACGTAGAGCCCCGTTTTTTCAGGGGCCCTAAGTTCAAACTCTATTGATTCGCCAAGGTAGTTTGTTATTATCACTGATTTAATCATGATAATGCTCCTTTAGCTTGTGCAAATAAATTACGTGTATCACGATATATTTCTATACGTGACAATGCTTTAGGCGAGTTATTAACCTGGTTAAATATGATATTTCCATTACCAGATAACTGCCCATTTTGAAGGTTGTTAAATGAAGCTCTTGCTCCGACTGCCTGATTTGCAGAAATTGTGTTATTAAGCGTACGTACACCTGCTTGCACCTTAGAAAGATCTAACACTGGTGTTATAACAGGATCTTCTATCTCATTAGCCAATGTTGAAGCAATATTTGCTACGGTCAGTTTCATTGATTCTACAGCCATATCACTAACTGTAAATAATGAATTGTCGAGATATGAATATCCTTTCTCTACACCTACTGCTAAACCTTCTGTTATGCCAGAACCTATCGGTATCATTCGCTTAGAAGGTGAGTTTACATCTAAAGCTTTTCTAAGAGTTGACTCTACCTTATCAGCTATCTCGCTTAATGTAGAATATATACCATCTTTACGAGAGTCAATACCGCTCTGAATACCTTCGACTATACCAGCACCTATCGGACTGTATTTATCTGAAGACATCTTAGATCTAGCTGTTGATAACATTTCATTAGCCATCATGATAATCATGTTAACTGGCAGATGACTTAAATTATCAATACCCTGTGCAAGACCTTCGTCTATCCACTCGCCTTTCTGCATATATAACCTAGAAGGTGAATGCGAATCATTGAAAGTATCTACTTCATTTGCTGTCTCTTCAGCCATAACATGTGCTGCATTAACAGCTGCCTGTTGTTCTGCAGTTATACCATTTGCATAACCAAGCGCTACATTAGTGCCGATACTATTAAATGATCCACTAACCATTGATGCTACTTGACCAGGTAATACTAATGACTGAGCCCATAACACGTTAGCCTGCTGTAATTCTTCGGCTGTCATGTTCGCAAAAGCGCCTACATACTCGGCACCCTGAGGTCCCATTTCTGCAAGCTTCTGATACAAACCTTTGTCTATTCCCATCGTCGCAAGTTGCTGCATCTGAGTTGCCCAATTAGTCATTCCCTCTATCTGAGAACGCATATTATTAAGCAACTCTTCTTTTGACATTGCAGATTTTGCTTCAAACTTTGAGAATATATTCATCTGAGATTCGAGAGTACTTTGCAACATGGACTGTAAATCCTTAACTCCTGATCCAGCTCCTTTTGCAGATTTTCCAACTCCACCTAAAGATTGAGAAAGTGCATCCATCGTAGAAGTAGATTCTTTAGATGTTTGATTGAGCTGTTTCATTTGATAAGCATAATCTGACGTGCTTATCTTACCCTCTTTCATTTTCTTAGTAAGAAGAGCTTGCTTCTCACTTAAACTGTTAGTAGCAAATCCTAATTCTGCTAACATGGTTTCAATTCCAGACATTCCTGGCGCAGCTCCGGCAAGCATTCCGTTTCCGAAATCCATTCCTAATAGATTACCTAAAGAACTCATATCGAAATTCTTAAGATCACCTATTTTGTTACCGAGAGCTTTGGATAATGCAGATCCCCAATTATTACCAGTTCCTTCAAATAAATCTGTTATTCCGTTAGCATTTTTATTGACTGCTATTCCAGCATCTTCAAAGAACTTAACTATAAATTCCGGAGGTGAATGCCATCCAGTAGCATTTCTGAAAGCTGTAACTATAGATCCACCCATTCTCTTACCAACATCTGAAAGCTTTCCTATAACTCCGCCTAAAGATCCAATAAGAGAATCAATAATATCCGCAGGTAAATTCTTTATAGTTTCAAACTTTTCTTTAAATCCTTCAACAGCTGCTGAAGCTGCTCCTATAACAGCATTAGCAAATATAGAAAGTACACCCATCAAAGACATTAATCCGGACGTAAGCACCATAACTCCAGTGCCAGCAACCATACAAGCAACTCCAATCGCTGCTATTCCAGCTGCTAATACTAAGAATCCGGCTCCTGCTATTGCTCCAGATATTCCGGCAGCTACTAAAACAATTAATCCAGATGTTATTACTCTAAGACCATTTGCTACATTCTCATAAGGAACTGATCCTAGAGCATTTAATCCAGTAGCTAAAGGTACTAATGCCGCAGCTAATATAAATATACTTGCTGCTCCTGCTAATTCGCCAGCTGCCCCAAGAGATAACATTCCAAGAATAGACATTACCTCTACTAAAGTCCAAAGTACAGACTTAAGAGTTTCTAGTTTAGTATTAATGTCCTCTCCGAAATTCAAATTACCTATTGCTGCTATAACTAAACCCAATATTCCAAATATAACAATCATTAATGTTAATGGAATCATAGCAACAGTCGCCCTTCCTGCTAAAGGTGCTAATAAACCTAATAAAGCAGTTAAAGCTATTAATTCTAATATTACTAATGATACTATTTGTGATTTTGCTAATAATGTTTTAGCATCTTCACTAAATATAGATAATGCGACTAATACTAGTCCTACTGCAGCATAAACTAAAGTTAATCCAAGTAAAGCTGGTAATCCTCCTATCGCTAATGCTGCCTTTCCAGATAACACTCCCATTAAAGCAGTTAAAGCTACTAATTCAAGAACAACTAAAGATACAACTTGCGATTTTGCAAGCATGGTCTTTGCGTCTGCTCCTATGAGAGATAAAGCGCCTACAACTAAACCAACAGCTGCATAAACTAGAGTCATTAATAATAATGAAGGAATCGCAGCTATTGCTTTTGCCATTATTTTATTAGCTTCGCCTATTAATGCTGAGAATCCTATTAACTCTAATACTACTAAAGCTACTATTTGTGAATTAGCTAACGCAGCAGTTGAATCTTTAACTAAGAAATTTAATATAGCTATTACAGCTCCAACAGCAACAAATGCTACTAATATAAGTCCCATAACAGCAGCTGCTTTAGCTAATTTATCAGTCTTTATCTTTCCAACTGACTTTATAACTTCTCCCATAACAAACATTAAGCCTGCTATAGAATATAATGCAAGTATTGTTGCACCAACATCACCAATTGACGAACCTGACATAAGCTTAGTTAATCCTATAAATGCTAAAGACATAACGCCCAAAGCGGCAACCATAATACCTAAAGAAGCTGCTGCTTTACCAAGTTCATTCCATTTTATTTTCTTGGTGTTTTCTATAATTACTTTAGCAGCGAATGTCAAACCTAATATAGCACCAGATAATGCAACAGCCATGGTTGCTACCTCATACCAATTAGATAATCTACTAGCCGCTATAAGAACTCCGGCAACAATAACAAAAGCACCTATCATAACTCCTAAAGCTGCTAATGACTTAGTAACCCATTTTCCAGTTCCAAGATTATTGTTTTTAGCAAACTTTAAGAATGATTCAGTTATTTTAACTAAGCCTAATAACGTTAAATCTAAAACTGCAGCTATTCCAGCTATTCTTAAGAAATCTCCAGTGCTATTCACATAAGGAAGTAAGAAATATAATCCAGCACATATAGCAGCTAAACCGGCTATCATAGCTAATATTCTTCCAGCTCCTTTTGAACTGTTTATTTTTCCAGCACCCTTAAGTACTTCAGCATAAGATACTAATATAAGCATTAATAATACTGTAGCTGAAATAATATTCCTAAATGTTTCAGGATTAGCTACAAATATAGATAATGTTATTAACAAACCAAATATAAGTGTTAATCCACCAAGCATTGCAAGTATTGGCTTCCATGTTTGACCATTTTTAAGTGTCGATGCTGATACTAATAATAATGACATCATACCAACAACACCTAATAAGGTAGTCATAGCAAGAGTTAATCCGTCTGGATCTACATACTCTATTAATTTAGCAGCCAATATAAGCTTAAGAACTGTGTTTGCTAAGAATGTAAATGCTATGCCAAGACTAATAAGTGCTTTATTAACTTCTGCACCGTTTACCATTTTTGCAACTAAAGCAAATATAATAGCTACACCAGCGAATACCGATCCCATTTTTACTAAATCTTTTGGATTAACAACCTTCATTATTATAGAGGCTACTGCTATTTGGAATGCAGCTAAACCTAATAATGCCAAAGCGCCAGAAATCTGAAGTAAACCTTTTGTTGCTGCTCCACAATACTTAGAAGCTACTATAACGGCTACAAATATACTTCCAATATAAACTAATCCGGCTAATAAATCATCCATTGCTCCGGCTTCGCTTGCTAATTTAAGATTTTTAATTGCTTTTACAGCCGCTACCATTAATAATAAACCAGTAGCTAACATAGCAAATGATGCAGATGCTACAGCTATTTTAGTTCCAAGACCGATCAAACCTTTAAGCTGAAGTAATAAACCAGATCCTGTCTTCTGTATTTTAGATAACAAGAACTGCATGGTTGTATATATCATACCTATAATAACAAGAGTTGATACTCCTTGGAATATTTTATCTGATGGTATGTCTGATAATTTCTTAACTGCCGAAGCTAGTATACCCATTGCTACAGATATTCCTATCATATTAGCAGCAAATGATGAATAGAATGAATTATCCATCTTGTTTACTTTTGCTGATAATATTGTCATTGCTCCAGCAACTATTATCATAGCTCCTACAAATATTCCCATTCCAACAGCTATAGTCTTGAATTTATCTACATCATCAACCACTTTGTATAAAACGGCTAATGATGCAGCAAGTACGCCAACACCTATGGCCATAGATTTCATCATCGCTGCAAAATTCTCAGCTGGCGATTTCTTATGAGCTTCTATGTATGCTTCATTCCATCCTTTTAATGCTTCTGTCAAAGCACTCATAGGATTTCTTGCAAATTTTATAGTACCAGTTAAAGCATCCATTAATTCTCCAAACTTACCAAATGCTGAGAATATTCCTTTTCCTTCAGACATGGCCGTAGATACTTTTTTAGTACTATCTGCAAACGTAAGCATGCTCTTCATTACAGCATAAAGCCATAATATCATAAGAGTTTTAGTTAAATAACCTTTATCTCTTATATATTGTAATGCAGCTCCTACTGTTGTTTTAAGATTTGTTACTTTTTCTCTTATAAGTTCTATAACATCTATAAGCTTATTTCCTCCGCCTCCTCTAGTCATAGACGATCCGAATAAAGCTTCAGAAATATGATTTTTAAAATCAGAAAGTGTAGAACCAAGAGACATTAATTTATCTATTAAGAAGTCTATTATAGATCCACTATCTTTAATTTCTTTTACAAAATCCTGAACTTTTGATATAATCTTTAATAAGACTTCTCCTATAACACCTCCCATGTTTTGGAATGTATTACCTAACGTTTTAAGTAATCCTAACTCTTTAACAGATGCTATAAAATTCTTAAAACCATTTACTACATTTTGTATTTTAAAATTTCTTAAAGTACTAAAAGCTCTATTAAATAAAGTAAAAGCTCCTAATACAACTCCTCCAAGAACAGCTCCTAAACCTTTAAACACATTCGTTACAGTATATATAACTTTCTGTATACCAGACATATCTTTAGTAACAGATCTTGATGTATCATTGGATTCTTTTCTAAACTTTCCAAAGAAAGCAGATATTGAATCTAACATAATATCAAAGAAAGATCTTAAATTACTAAATATAATTTTAATATTATCTATAGCTAATGATATCTGCGGTATACTCTTTACTGAACTTACAAAAGTTTTTAAAGAATTTATTATTCCCGATAAACTGATATTTCTAAGTTTATCAAAAGCTGTTGCTACTCCAGCTATAGCCAAACCTACTCCACCTAATAATACATTTTTAACTATCGTTGCAAATGTCTTTATATGATCAATAACATTTTCTATAATAGGTCCAAATGTACTAAGATGACCTCTAGTCGTGTTAAGTCCAGGTATAAGACTTACTATAGCACTCTTAAGATTTATAAAGAAATCTCTTATACCGTTAGAATTGACAGCTATATTATGCAAAGCGTCAACAACTCTATATAAATTATAGACAACAAATAATATTGGTGTTCCAACTATAGATAATAAAACTTTTGCACTTTTTCCAATAGTTGAAAATACCGTTTTTAAGAATGGAGCTATAGATTTAAATACACTAAATACTTTAGTAGCTCCCTCTCTTAACTTGGCTAAAGATTCTGTGGTTGGAACTAAATGTTTTGTTAAATCTTCAAAACTTGCAGATAATGACTTAGTATCTTTTGAAGCATCTCCACTTTTTCCAAATACAGAACTGAAAGCACTTCCTATTGTCCTAATTACCATAACTATAGAATATAATATGTTCTTAAGACCATTGCCAATATGTGTGAAGTTATCCATATTAGCTGATAAAGAAGCTGTTACTTTATCTATAGCTGCTGTAAATTTAGTTCCTGCAAAATTAATCAATCTAGTCCATATATCATATATTCCAGATGCTGTTAATGCTTTTTTGATCTCATTTATCATGAGTCTTAAAGAGTTAAATGCGGGAACTGCTGCATCCATTATTGGCTCTCTGAATGCTTGACCAACTCTTGATAAAGCAGCTTTCATATTAGCTAAAGCACCAGAGAATGTTTTGTTTGAATCTTTTGCATGTTCACCAAATGCATTATCCATAGCATTAGCAAACATCTTAAATGATATCTTACTATGAGAAGCAAAATCTCTAATATCTGATTCTGTTACTTTAACACCTTTCGTAACAGATTGAACTTGCTTCTTCATAGCATCATCTACCTCAATAGATCCATCAAGTATTCCATTGAAATATTTTGCTAATTCGGCAGAAGCATTAAGACCTCTAGCTGCTATTCTGTTAAGCTCATCAGCCATTACTTTTCCAGAACCTGCGGCTTTTGTAAATATTGGAGTTATGTCCTCATAAGCTGAAGATGACATTGAAGCAACACCAGAAATAGCTCTTAAAGCTGTTTTCATATCTTCGCCAGTCTGAACTCCAGAAGCTGCGAACTGAGCTGCGGCATTTGCTGCTGCATCCATTCCGAATGCTGTTTGATTAACTGCGTAATCTATATCTTCACTTACTTTTTTCCAAGATACTCCAAGACCTTCCAACTTAAACTTAGCATCAGCTATATTCTGTGCCCTTGCAATACCTCCTGATACAGCTTGTTTGATAGGATCTATAAATAATCCACCAAATAAATTACCAACTGCACTATATAAAGCTATTTTCCAACCTTTTAATTTTGTAACTGCTGTATCCTTTGCTGAATCTATAGCTTTTCCAACTCCAGAAAGGTCAACCTTTGATGCGACATCAGAGAGACCAGATAAATTCTTAGCCGCGTCTTCCATTTTCATGGATTTTTTTAGATTTTCTAAAGTTTTAAGAGATGTTGCAACACCTTTTTCGAATTGATCGTTTTCAAATTCTAACGATACTATTCTATCATCTATAGTTTGGCTCATTTTATCGTCTCCGCCCACAAGTTATCAACAATCTTATCAAACAAAGGTTGTGTTACTGGATTTATAAAATCACGACCTTGTATGTAAGCACCGTGTCCATTACCATGTCCATACTGTAAAAGTATAGCTATTGGTATATTAGTAGATGTTTTATTACTATTACAAAATAATAAAGCTACTCCATTTTCATTTTGAACAATTTTGTAGCTCCATGAGCTAGCTGTTGTTCCAGAATCCACAGGAGTTGCAGCAGAGAGAGCAGCTACACCCTCTCTGCCATATTTTTCTAAAACGTTAAAATTATGTCTAGCTTTTAATTTCTCTAACCAATTCTCAGTTTTTGTCCAATCGCCTTTGGTTTTTATTTTAAGTTTCATTCCAGCCATAAACTTTAACCTCTTGATCCACTGGCTTTACGTCTTGCGGCATTTAATGCTTTGTTCCTGCTCAATATATCCTTCCTATTCATCTTCTTAGATGGAGCATTCTTTTCGCTACAAACTCTTATAAGAGTCATTAATCTATTAAAATGCCATTTATCATATTCAGGAGGAATGTTTTGAGCTATCATCCAATAATATACAAGTTCACTAGTTATTACTTCTCCAGTAGGACCACCTTTAGTCTCTTTAAACCATGTTGCCGTCATTGGGTCATCAATGTAATCATTTATTTCTTTTATTGTCTCAGCTGGTAAATAATTGTATATGATTGGATCTATATTCTGAGATATGGTCATACATCTTATATAGTCTATCATCATTTCATTAGTTTTTTCAGTATTTGGATCTAAAAATGGAACATGCCATTTAGATTCCCATTTAGATATTGCAACTAATGAATGTTCTATCTTAAAAGTTGTTTCTTTTATATTTAAAAATCTGTCAGGTGGTATAAATAATTCTTGCTCTGGAACTGTAATGATCTTACTCATTCTTTGTTACAGATTCAGGCATTGAAACAACTTTATTTTCCTTATTTAAAGACTCTTCAATCCTAGAAGTATCATAACCAAGTTCTTTGAGCTTAGCTATAGCATCTGACTCATTCATCTCAGGCATATTAACACCAGATACTACACCATTAATAAATCTAACCTGTTCGTCAGGATTTGAAAGAAGTTCAATGAAGAATTCACTATAAGCATTTGACTGTTCGAACTCATCTCTAAGCTGCTGAGTCTTAATGAATCTTGTTCCGTCTTCTGACTTAATACCATAAGACTTAAGAATAAGATCCTTAAATGTCTTAACAATCGTTGCATTATCCTTAGTCGCTATAAGCACTCTGATCATTTCTTCTACGCCGGCTTTTGTACTAAGTTCCATTTCCATAAGCTCAGCCTTAGACAGGTTAAAATAGAATGTTTCTTCTCTCTGAGTTCCGTTAAAATCTTCATACTTAATAAGTTTCTTATACATATTATTTCTCCTCTAAAAAATAGGGCCTCCAAAAACTACTCATTTTGAAGGCCCGTTGATAAAACTTCTACATTACTTATCAGCCGTTATTCCATGTGCCATTGAGTCTACCTATTACTTCATCAGGAAGAGGAAGCCTAGGAGCTACAGCTTCTGCTGCAGGATCTGTTGTTGCGTCCTTGCCATAAAGGATCTCTTCAAGAGCTTCAAGCTTAGCTTTAGCTTCAGTTGTTGTAAACTTGGTAGAATCTATTGTAATAATAGATGTTGACTTATAACCAGTTACATTAACAGGAGTTGTGCTGATCTCGTAAGAGAACTGAAGAGCCTCAGGTGAGTCGTTTACAGTGTTGTAAGCCTTCTCTGAAGGTGTAGCCTTGCAACCATAAACCAGATGAAGCTTATAACCAAGATCATCGTTTACGTCATTACCAATCTTAGTTCTATATGAAAGACCAAAAGTCTTTCTTGACTGCTGATGAATATTAAGACCTTCTACGGGAGAAACTGATCCATCGCAAAGCTCCCACTCATCAGGATAAGTAAAGCACTCAAGAGTTGCTGCAAACTCCTCTGCTGAAAGCAGATCAAGATACTTAATGTTATCAGCATACTGTGCATTTGATTCTGCACCTGAAGGTGACTCTGAAACAGATGTAAGACCGTTCCATGCTACACCATCATCATATGCTGAAGTTGTTGAATTATAGGGATACAAAACACCGTGATCGATACCAGTTTCATAAAATCTTTCACCGGTCTGATCCCACTTAAGAGCACCTGCTGCCATATTTATTACCTCCTTAGTAATACATGTTGAAAACTGTGTTAACTATTCCATCATTTCTGAATTCTCTATCAAATGTACACATTGGTAGATCCATCAGCTTATCTTTATAAAAATCGTTATCCGCAGTTCTAGTCATTAATGTTACAGTATAGCGTTTGGTTTTTAAATAAGGTTTATTATCAGCAAATTGAGATAAACCAGTACTGTTTTCAAACACTACACAAGGATATTTTAATTTAGTATTTTCGGGTGGTTGATACCAAACGTCATAATCACCCATTATTTCTTTTAAAACTTCACGGAGTTGACTCCATGTTTTCATTGTAAACTCCTCCTAATGACAATATTAGTCTCGGGTATTGAGAGGCATCTACATCTGTAACATGCCATAGAGTCCCCTGCCATTCTACGCATTTGAGTTTAAAAAAATGATCTCTAGCATAGGGGTCGGCTACTATGCTGATCTGGTTATTAACTTGTATGTCCGAATTAACCTTACTTCCATAGAAGTCTCTTTTAGTATTTCTTATTACATCGCCATAATAAGATCTAAATATCAAACCTTCTTCTATTAATCCATGTTTTGTTTCAACCATGTCAGCGTAGCCGACTTTCCCATGAAATCTCATAATTTACTCCTCATTTTGAAGATCATTCATCAGCTGCTATACTGTAATTTGTTTCTCCAACTGATATCTGTGATCCATCAATCTTTATTGCTGTTATAGCTGTAAGAGTTGTTCCATCACTAATAAAAATAGCACCAGGATTTGCGGCGAGCTTAACTGCTGCTGATCTCTTAAGCTCAACAGTCTTAGCCTCATCAGTATAAAGCTTATTTGACTTTACATAGAGGACTTCTGTAGCGTACTTCTGTGAACCCTTTGCAAAAATCTTCATAATTATTTACCTCCTTGATTAACCATTAACTTCTGTCTCAAGAACAAGAGCTGAATAAGGAACCGTCAAAGCACCAGAGATTCTGGTCTCGATCAGGTAAGTCTCCTTGTTGTAGTCGATATCGAAATCATCGAACATGTTAACTGCTCCGCCCTTATCAGCACCTACATTGTAATCCTGGAGGTTAACCATAATACCAAGAAGCTGATATGTCTTTCCACCATCTGCTCTTGTAAGGTTATCAAATACAGGAACAGTTACGATCTCAGAAACACGAATCTTATTTGCAAGTGCCTGAACTGACTCATAAATGAATCTTCCAGTTGTGTCTGTGATCAGAAGCATATCTGCAAGAACATCCTCAGTTGTATAGAACTTAGGATTACCAGAACCCTTGTAAAGCTTACGATTCTTGATCAGAGCCTTAATATTTGCCTGTGCCTTAGCATTATCATCAGCGCCTGCGGCATATGTTACGCGAACCTTAACTGAGTAAAGCTCATTGTCAGTCCAGATAGGACGAACATGCTCTTCGCGGATCTTCTCTTCTGCAGATGCGAGTCTTCCATCACCAACCATAATAGCACGAGCAATTTCCTCATCAAGCATCATTCTCATCTCAGCCTTGATCCATGCTACTACATCGAAATCTGTGATGTCAATTATGTCATCTCTGTCAAGCTTCTGCTTCTTGTAAATAGTCTGAGGGGTGGTAGATCTCTTCAACAGAGAGAATACTTCTTCCTTCTTGTACTCGTCCTTGATATAACCCTTAGCACGAGCCTCATCCTCGCGGATATCAGCAAACATGCTCTTAATACGGCTATAAGGTGTATGATGAACGCCATTAAGTACGCCCTGAACCCAACCCGTATCTCTCTTAAGCCATCCAGGAGTAGCAGAAGCCGTCTTTGCCTCCGGGAACAACCAATCGATATTATCAATACTATGTGCAAGGCAAGTAGCCTTCATAGATGCCTGATTTGTCTTAGCATCTGTAAGAATTGCTGATGCAGTCTCAGCGTCCATTCCATGCTGAAGAACTTCAGTTCTGTCATTCTCAAATACATTCTTATGCATTAATGTGTCTCCTTCCTCTACGTGAGATTGTTCTACTTCTTCGTCTGATTCCTCATCCTCGTCTTCATCTTCTCCGGATGCATCCTCAAATCCTTTATTATAAGCCATAGTCATCATTCCATCAAGTAATGTCTTCTGATCGTCATTAAGACTATCAATAACTTCCTGAACCTCAGGATCGTCATCGTCGTCATCATCTTCCTCATCATCTGCATGATAAAGATCTTCTTCATCTTCATCAAAGTAATGAGCAAGAGCATCACTCATAGAAAGAGGCTGCTTATAACTAATTATAGCTTCATCTTCAACATCCTCATATGATCCATCGGAATGCTGAAGTATCGGGAAGTCTATAGTTGCTCCAGGATTTGCTCCTGCAAGAACTAAAGATACTTCTCTTATTGCTCCATGAAGCACATCCTTACCTTTCTTAACAAGCTGATTAGCAAAGATCGAAAGTGATGTAATATCACCATGTGCTACAAGAGCTTTAGCCATCTGTCCCTTCTCTGTATCGTTAAATGAACCGTAGCAATAAACGCCATCTTCACGATTTTCAAGAAGAGCATGACCAAGAACGTTTTCAGGATCTTTATGATCATGCATATATACCAAAGGTACTGATATACCGTCACAATCAGCAAAGGCATCCTGGCGAATTGTAAGACCATCAGCGCATGTTATATCATTGCGTGTAGCCCATCCGCTAAAGTCATAGTTTTTACTACTCATTTTGAAGGTTTCCTCCTTATAAATTTTTCAACTCAGAAAGTTTCATATTACCTATGTCTCCATAGGCGACATTACCTCCTTCCTCGTTTCCTTCAGTATACATTGGTTGCATCCCAGCTTCAGCATTAAGATTTTTATTTCTTAATTCATCAGCTCTTGGATCATCAACCGGCTTCCATCCAATTACAGATCTCATTTCGTTTGAAGAAGCTATTTCGTTTCTTGTAAATTTATCTGCCAATTCAGCAATATTATTAATAGGAGTATTCTTAAATGGATCTCTGAAATACTTAATTGAATGATGTCTAGATCTTGCTGTTTTGGTCAGGAATTTCCACTTCATGTTATCAACGATAACATTAATAACTGGAGCGACAGTATTGTTATGATAGTTTAGCATAGTTTTCTCATCAGCAGTTCCTTTCATAACTTCTTCAGAAATTCCTAACTGGCTGTATAGCATACTCGTTAAAAATGTGATCTGATTCATTAGATTGTTTTCTACTGAACGATTTAACTGTGTAACTTTCTCAGTACCATCGATATAGGCAATGCCATACTTCGAACCAGCTAACTGATCTTCTATACTCTTTCGCCTATCTTCAGCCTGTTTCTTTCTAGCTTCTGTCTTTATGATTCCTGGTAATTGAACTATGATATCTAACTTACCACTAGCTGATTGATCGTCTATAACATCAAGGATATTAAGTTTTCTAATCAATCTTTTAGCAATAGAGTTAGGCTCATTCATTACTGTATAGAACGGATTCTCAATAATTGCCACCATCGACTTAGGTAACATTATTTCCTCTTTTTCACCCGTTCTATCATTATACAATCTTACCTTTACATAGTCTGGATACCAATTAACTATCCTACCAACTCTCATAGAATCTATATCATATGATTCTGTAAGTTTTGGATTAATACTAGTATCTGTTGGAACAATAGCGACACATCCTTCATCAAATAAAGATAACACAACATCTTGAATAAATGTTCTAGATATCTGATCTTTATTTGCTGCTAAACTTAAGCATTGATTTAAAGGGTCGTCAACTACAGATTTAAATCGTTCGTTAGTGTCATCTAACATAACATGCCGTATATCCAATGAAGATACATCTATAGCTATTCTGTTATAAACAGCTGCCACTATAGATTTTTCATTACCCATAGTCATCTTGGTTCTAAATGGACTAGAATAAGATGATCTTCCATAATCATACTTAAAACTCTGGGTAGGATTTATAAAAGCATTCCAGCTATGCTTTAGTCTGTCACCTAAAGTCATTTGTTTTACTCCTCATTTTGAAGGATTATCTCGATTTGAAATACTTCTCTGGATCTTCGAGATACTTTTTATACTCTTGAAGCATTTTGTTCTTATATGCTGAATCTGATATGTCGCCGGTAATATGCTGTTCTGTAAAAGGTTTGTTTTGAACAGCTTCTAGGAAATTAATATCCCATTGATCACGAGTCTTAGCGTTTTGAAGTCTACGATTAATTGTTTCTTTATTATTATGACGCTTATTATCTAAAGCTCTTATTTCTTCCTGTTGCTTTTGATAATTTTCTGTAACTTTGGCTTCAAGCTGTTTTTTACTCACACCACTTTCCTTAGCAACACGTTTAATCATATCTTTAAACTCTTTTTCAGCTTGACGAATACGAGGATCTCCCCATTGTTGTCCTGACTGTTTCTTTAAATTTGTTTGTCCGCCCATGGATGTTCTATCAAGAATGTCATTAAACATATCCTGATTGCTATTTACAGCAGTTTCCATTCTTCGTCTATTCTCGGCAAGACCTCTTTCTACAGCTTCGTTAATAAGATCAGTGTTTGTTCTGATTACTTTACCATCCTTATTAACTTCACCGAATCTAGGAGTTGAAGTTTGAGATTTCGGTTCTCTAGTTATAGTATGCTTGTCTATAAATGATTTATCTTTTGAATTTTCTGAAATAAGATCGCGTTGTGTTCTTATAATTTTACTGTCCTTTGATTTTGGTAAATTTTTTGATTCTTCTCTAACTATATTTCCATTTTCATCAAATTCTACTTCATGATACCAATAATCATCTTTTTTAGGCCGTTTAAGATTAACTTCAGAAAGATTATCTGGGCGCTTTACATAGATTTTGTCGGCGGGTATTTTAGATTTTTCTTTACTAAATGACTGATCTGAAATTCCTTTAGTTACTCTGCCAGAACCAGATTTAGGGGTCTTCTTTTTAATACTTCCAGCGGCACCTTTTTTAAGTCTTTGTCCTGTGCTTACGTCACTACTTAAAGGATAAGGCGGACCATTGCGGTGTCCCCATCTTTGATTTAGAATGCCGTGATGAGCAAGCCAATCAATATTCCAATATTCATACATAAGATTCACCTATTTATACCAACTTTTTTCTTTTTGCCTTTAAGATGTTTACCTAATAAACTAGTAGGCATTCCATTAGCTCCATGACGTTTTTCATAATATTTCTGTATTACATAATCAATATCTCTTACTCTGTATGGTTGATCTTTCTTTACTTTTATACCTTTTCCATCGCCTGTAATTTTCTTTTTACGAGATAAAGGTTTACTAGTGGTTCCTTTTCTTTTTCTCCACTTCATACCTTTAACGCCATAATGCATTAGAAGATCTTCATCAAGATTAGGCTTTGTTATAATGTAATCGTACGTCATTTACTACCACCTTTCTTTTTCTTTTTAATACCAGAAGCCCATTTTCTTAATTTATAATTAGCAGTATGCGGATCATATAACCAATCACTTCCTAATGGATCTTTAACATAATGGGTATTACCCTGACCAATCGAAGGTGTTTGAAAAGCATCTAATCCTGTTGCTTTTCTTATTTTCTTTCCAAGATTTATTATTCCTTCTCCAAATGCTTGTCCTTGTTTAGCTCCTGGTATTTCTATTCTAGATCTTGTTTGCGTATTTCTTTTTTTATGTCTTCTCCACTTCATACCTTTAACGCCATAATGAGCTAAAGTATTTTCATCTAAAGGCGGTTTAGTTGTGATATAATCATATTCTATCATTTTCTTTTCCTTTCCTTTAGAATTTTGTTAATATCTTGAAGTGTGACATCTTGTTCGACAGCAGTATTATAAAAGCCTTTATTATTCTTGTCTTCTTGTAGATTATCTTTCCAAGCTTCTAATACTTTTGTTGGCTGAGATTTTAACCATTCTTCTCCTACTGAAGATGATCTATGCTGCTGCGTTTGATTTGAAACATTTTTAAGCATTTTATTATTCTGATTATCTACTGATTTAGCAATTTCTGATACTTTTTTAGTATTTGATTCGTTTTGTGTCTTAATAGAATCTAAATTAGACTTTGCTTTATCATTAAATGATCCTGGTTTCTGAACAAAGTTATTGTTAGAAGATTTTTGCTGATTCTTTTTATCTCTAACTTCATTAACTTTATTAATCTCGTCTACAGCTTTACTAGCAGCTTTAGTGGCATTATTAACAGCGTTAGCCGCTTCTTTTATTCCTTGAACTTTACTAGGCTCTTGCTTCTTCTTTCCTCCAAATATGGCATTATATGCTGTATAAATATTCTGAGCATCTTTAGCAACTTGAGAAACTGGACCAGTAACTTTCTGTATTTGAGTTATGGTATCTCCAATTTTCTCCATTCTAGTTCTTGTATCTTTCTTAGGTTCTGAAGATTGTTGCTGTTGAACTGGAGTATTAGATACTTTATTAGCATCTTCAACTAACTGTTTTAATGATTGATCAGCTTGATATTTTGCTATTATCTTATTTATTTCATCAGTACTAAATAAATCTGTATGATCTTTTGCTGCTTCAGCATCACCAGTTCTTATAACATTTTGTCTCCAAGTCTCTTTTTCTAAAGCTTCTCTTTCTGCTCTGTCTTGCTCTTCTTGTCTAGCTTTAGCTTCTTTAGCTTTCTGTTGTTTAGCCTGTCTTGCTCTTTCAGCAGCTTGAACTTTCTGTTTATATACTTTTTTAGCTTTATGTCTTGCTATAAAACCTCCAGAAGATTTCTTTTTCTTAATGCTTCCAGAAGCTCCTTTCTTAAGACGAGATCCAGTGCTTACTTCTCGACTTAAAGGATAAGGCGGTCCATTACGTACACCCTTTTTTTGTCCTAGAATGCCATGATGTTCTAAATATTCTTCAGAAAGTTCAGGATTAGAATAATCATACATGTAAATTCTTTTTTCCACGTCCATTATTCTTCCCTCATAATTATTCGAAATCATCCTTGCATAATTTATAAGCGACATAAGCATCCATCATAGCTGCTACATTATCGATCTTCTGCTCATAACGCTTTTTATACAATTTACGATTACCATTAGTGTCTTCTAGAGTTATACAATTACCCATTGTAAAACTCATCAATTCTTCATCAAATAACAAAAGTCTTTCTTCGGATAATTTCTTAAGTTCTCCAAGAGGAACAGACTCTGTTTTAGCTCCTTGTATTACTTTGACGATGTTATAATCACCATACTCAACTTCCCATCTATTGACAAACTCTTTTGCATTATATGGATCATATCCAAAGCATCTAACATCATATTGATTAGAATTTATATGACTGTCTAAATCATCATATACTTCCATAAGATCTAAAACAGTTCCTTCAAGAACACATAAACTATCTTCAGCTATAAATTCTTCATATTTTTGTCTCATAGCAGATGGTAATTTCATTAAAGTTTTACTAGAAATATAACTTCTAGTTTTTATTCCATAAGCTCCATCTTTAAGAGGAAAGACAAATGTAAACGCACAGAAATCATCACCTTGTGATAAATCAGCTCCTAAAGCGCAAGGCATATTCCAATAACTTCTCTTTCTATGAGGAAGAGTTTCTTCATAAGTGAAGAAATATGTGTAACCTTCCATAGGAATACCAAATCTTTTTGCTAAAATATCGTTCCTAGTAGATGGTGCCTTCTCTGCCCTCTCGACATCTTCATGATAAACATCATATTGGATAGTCTTTCCTAGATTAGGATTTGCTTTAATCCACATTTCTGGATTATTAACTTCTGAAATATCATCTAATGCATAATACCATATACTTATATGAGGAGCTTTGAAATCACCTTTTAAAATATCCATAAGCTCCATCTTAATTGTATCACCAGCGCCATTTCTAACAGTACCTTCAGAACTCATAGCGACTATTAAATAATCGTCTAACTTAGATGCTCCTTGTTCTATAGCGCCTATAACATCTTCTCTTATATCACCAGAAAGCCATTCGTCAACTGTTGCAATTTTACATCTCAATCCCTGTAATTTATCTATTGACATAGGTCTTACTTCTAATAGTGATCCTGTTAAAAAATTCTGTATTCCAGCTTTAGTAGACGCTAATTTAACTCTATCAGCTTTCGATCCAGTAGTGTTCTGAAGTGATCCATCTGTTAAAAATCTAAACAATGGTCCTCTTGATCTTGTTATGGCCGTTCTTATTGGAGACATAACTTCATCAGCTTGTCTCATCGTTGGTGCAGTTGTTATTTGATGAGTCGTATCTGGATCTATATTCAAATGAAAATTTTGAATACACGACGCATACATTGATTTAGCAGCACCTCGTGCCACTATAAGATACTGCTTTTTGGTTAATCTTTTCTTAACCATTTTTCTTATATAATGTCCACCATGTCCAGACTTATTTGGCTCGTATACACTTCTTTCTTGAAAATAATACCAGCCATATATTTGCTCTGCCCAGAGTTTAAATGTAGGTAATAAATTAAGATCAGAACCATCGGTTAATGTTAATTCTTCTTCACAAAATTCTATCCACCCATTTATAGCTTCATCGTCATAATAAATGTTTGGATTTTCTATTAACTCGTCAATTCTATTCATTTCCATAGCGATGTATCTATTTACAGGTATATCGCCACGTATAACAGCGTCACGAAACTGCCCATAATAAATAGGTACGGCAGTATTTGACAATGCCATAATTTATTACCTCTTATTTCTTCTTATTTTGAACATTTCTGCAACGGATTGGAGAGCTTCCATATCGGAGGCTCTCTCTTACCGCTCACTATTCAGTTATTGACTGCCTAAATCTTACTCCATGTCTTCGATCTGCTTCTGCATCTCTGCAATTTTCTGGAGCATCATTTCCTTCTGGTCGTGACCGCTGTAGTTTCTCATACTATTGCGGCTAGATCTTCTGGATGAATAATTAGACCTACTATTTCTCCCTCTTCTCATAGAGGTATTGTTGTTAGAGTATGGCCAATTCCCGCTGACACCACCGTCGTAGTCATCAGCTCCTTCCATAGCTGCTATACACTCAATATAGTACATGGTCTTTGTAGCTTTATAAACACAGTCCATCTCATTAGCTGAGAGATCTCCTGTTTTAACTACTTCATCGACCTTCTCGCAGAGAAGATCATATAAACTTCATAAAGACTCCATAATCTCCTCCTTTCTTTTATATCAATTAATATTGATTATTTCTTTTTCTTTTTAACTCTTTCTCTGCCTGCGGCTATTCCGCGTTCTATGTTTGACCCGTCTTGACCAGTGAGACTATTAGAAGTTCCACCATATAATTTACGTCTTCTATATGCTTCAGCTTCTGTTGCCTCTTTTCCATAAGTATTAAGTCTAGCCCATGCTTCTATGCCAGTCATTGTTCCTCTTTTTAATAATGTATTTCCATTATTAGTTGTTATATCTTCTGAATAAATATGATTTCCTGCTCTATTACGTTCTATTTCTTTTTCTTTTTTACTCTTTTTTCTATTTTTTCTCTTCTTCCACTTCATACCCTTAATGCCATAATGAGATAAAGTTTCCTCATTAAGTTCATGTTTTTCTATAATATAATCGTACATGTTAACCTCCTATGGATATAACTTAGCCCATGTTTTAGGACCTATTATTCCATCTTTTTCTAGTCCATAAGTTGCTTGAAATGCTATAACAGCATTCTTTGTGTTTGGACCAAAATCTCCATCTACTTCTATATGATGACCATTAACAAACAAACGAGCTTGAGCTACTTTAACCCAATCTCCTTTACTACCCATTTTGAGGGTTGGTTTATTAATAACATTGATAGTGTTAGCTACTGAATTGTAATTAGTATCAGAATAAGCTGGTCTAGCAAATGCCACAATAACTGATTTTGAGCGGACACGCTCCATAACTGATCCACCATTATCATTTGATGTGACGGAGGTATTACCTTCTATCGACTTAATCGATTTGGGCCATTGTGATATGTCTGAAACTAATCCTACATGTTGGGCTTCATATTTTGAGTCTTTATCAAATTTAAAAAAGACAATATCACCGGGTTTAGGGTCTTTTACAAGTTGTCCTTTACTTCGGAACCACCTGAGCAAATCGCTACTTGAGGCAGTACGTTTGATCAAAGACAGACAAAATCTAAATAGCCAAATTATGAACACAACACACCAAGGGTATGTGATTGTAGGATTGATGTCATGATCATATACCTCTCTACCATAAAACCAAGTGTTATACTTGACTTTATTCGATCCGAATGGGTATTCTTTTACTCCTAATTCTTTTTTAGCAGCTGCTATTATTTCTTTGCTAGTCATCTTTACCTTCCTTGTCTTTTCCCCACCAATTAAGCCATTCGGTTATAATTGATATACCAACTATAGTTGCTATAAGCAATCCTATAACAATGGCACTGCCTAGGATTAAAACACCTATTAATACTGATCTAGCCATTCCACATTCTCCCGACTTATACTCCCTTTACTGCACTGCTCTATGACCATCAGAATTAAGCTTTATTAAATCAGCTCTTCTGCTATCCATTATGCCATTAACACCCAGAGAATGATAAGCTTGATAAGCACTCTCCCACATATCTAGATCTTCATCATCTATGTGACCTGCCGACATATATCGATGATAATCTAAAGTCAAATCTCGCCTCATTTGTTTCTGCTGAGCGTTCATTAAAATATCAATTCGCTTACCGAATTTATAACAGATTCTAAAAAAGTAAGCTACGCAGGCAAAGAGCGTGGGCATCCCGATTACTTTTAGAAAATTAAGTATGGGTTCAATTTTTTCCATCATTATTGCCCTCGCTTTCCTCCTTATTTGGAGTGACATCAGCGATCTGCTTTAATAACTGTATAATTTTATCATATCCTATCATCGAAGCTATCCATACTGCCACTCCCATAAGGAATATACAAATAATATTATTTACAGTCCATGGTATGGAATTGAGCATGTATAGTATAGCAGTGCCACCACATCCTACTACTATAGCATTAATTAAAGCTACTATATTTGCTGAATAATCTTTTCCGGCATTTGTATAAAACTTTTTTATTGCTTCTGTTAATAATGACGTTATTCCAGCGCCAATAGTTAACATAGTTACAAATAATGTTATAGTCATTATAACTCTCCTTTTTATATTAACGCTCTAAATATGTTTGTTGTTAGTGGGGTAACGTTTATATTTTAGAATCTTGAATTTATAGGAGATGCCATATTCAGAGCGTTAATTACTCTTGAAACCTATTATTGTTTCTTCTATTTCCGGCTCGGGTTCGCACTCATACGGAGGATTTACCTCGAAACCTATAGCAGATACAGAACTTTCTGGAATTATTCCTTCAACATCTTTATCTTTAAGTTTAAATATCTTTATTAAACCGCAGACTAAAAATTCTCCACCGAAAGCAGCAAAGAAACAAGAGATTAAAGTATCTGATATCATTATGGAAAATGCTGACATAACTAAAACAATTATTGTAAATATTATCAGCATTTTTATAGAAAATACTACATAATCAGCAAGAGGTATGTCTTGTAGAGATTTCTTTTTTCTCTTTTTCATTTATTACCTCCATATTCCGATTATTAATAAAGCAATTATATAGTATGTAAAAACTATAATTAAATATTTTAAATTAACTATACTTTCTTTTGAAGTAATATATTGGAACTTCATTTCCACTATCCCATGTATCATAGTAATTACCATCTATGACAGCTACTACGTGAGAACCAGTTGCTAAAATATATTATCCATCTGTATGATCTATGCAGAATTGCCATATTGAATAGCAATTGTCTGGACACATATCAGGTATTGTAAATCTACTGAATCCATTATTAAATAAATATCTTGACCATACATTATTAGAAATAGATGGTTCATACATTTCTCTTCCGAGATCTGATAAATCATCATAAATGGTAAGCCATTCTTCGTCAAATATTATAGCCAAAGCCCTTATTACACAATCGTCAACTCTTTTATTAATTGGATTTGGATTATCATAGATATACATTTATTCGCCCTATGCTAATCGATCATTATCTTTCCAAATATAAAGTCTCCATTCTAGCATATCTATTTGTTCTTTAAGGCTTTGAAGAACAGAAGAATTACTTGGAGGGTCAAATAACATTTTTACCTTATAACTTACAAGATCTTTTACTCCTTCGAAATCTGTACTATCGCCAAGTAAATCATCCCAAGTTTCAGTTCCATCTTCAACTCTAAAAGCATGATCCATTCCATGCCATTCCTGCATAATAGTCATTAGGACTGTATTAATATGCATGATTAACTCTTGATCAAAACTTTTATCATCTTCTGCTACATTGTTTATTCGTTTTACAGATCCTAATATCGTATTATCCATAATATTCTCCGTTAGATCTTCTTAATGAACTTACTCATTACATAACCAACAGGTGACTCAATCTTATACCAATTATCATCGACAACTTCTATTACTCTGACCTGTGCTCCGTCAGGTATAGACTTGTAGATTTCTCCACCAGGCTGTTTTCTAACATTAAGACTTAAATTTCCTATTACTTCACCCATAAACGGCTTGAAATTTTTCGGCTTTTCTTCAACAACATCCTTTACGGTCTTTTCTATAACATCTTCAGGTGTTATTTCCGTCTCAAAATGTTCATTAAGAACTTCTTCAGGTATATTATTCTCTTTATACATCTTATTGTAATTATTCTTTGCCATTTTATCCTCCTATTTCCATGGACAAGTATCATATGGTTTTCTTTCTATTGGTTCTTTTGGTAAAAGAGTAGCATCTCCATAATGAATAGCATTATGTGTTCTAAAACTTGTAGATATTAGAAACTCTGGATTGAATATATCTGGATTTTCATCTTCTATATCTTCTAATGTTAATGGATTCATATGATGAACAATTATTCTATCACCTATATTATAACCATCAATTCCTAAATCACATCCATCATCTCTTATTATTACTTCTCTTCTTGCATCTCTCCATTTTCTAGATCTATATAGAATTTGGTTGATGTATCTGTCGAATCCAAATGTTTCTATTCCAACTTGTCCTACTAATTTTAGATAGTTGTATCTATCTATAAATGTTTTGTATGATATTAATTCTGAGTATGTTCTAATCATTCAGATCTTCCTCATCTATTATTGCGGGAGCACCTGAATATCTTCTAAAAGCACTTATAGCTTCTGAATATAATTCTTTTACTTCTTTCTGAGATTGAATAGATTCTGTCTTAGCTCTTAGTAATTCATTTTCTTTCTTTAATTTTTCTAATTCATATTGTTGTTTAATAGAACCTTCTCTTAAAAAATGAACTAACTCGGCTGCTGTTGCTTCACCGGAGTCTATTCTTTTCTCAACAGCTTTATAAGCTTTGTTGATTAATCTATTCTCTACTGCTTCCGGAGACATTGCAGGTCTAGATTTAGATTTTTTTGTTTCACTTGAGGTTTTTGGCATTAACCATCACCCCCATCTGAAATTTTAGAATATACTTTAGATGTACTTTGGTGAGATTCGTTCATAGTTTTTCTCCTTTTATTAATGCTTTTTGTATTTCATAAGCCACTTCTATAGAGAATGACAATACTTTTTTAACTATAGAAAGGAGGGGTAACTCACCAGTACCAGGTAAACTATGTTTAAAGCACTGCCACCCCCTATAGAAGTGGCTTATGAAAATATAACAAAGTTTTAACGAAATAATCCCCCGGAGAAATTTTTAAG